TGCCCAGGGCGAGTACACGTTTGTGCAAGAGGGTAAACCGGTTTGGCCGGAGTATAACGACAACCTCATGGCAGATGACCTGGAGCCCGACCCCTCTGTGCCGGTGCATGTCGGTCTCGACTTTGGTTTGACGCCGGCTGCGATATTTGCGCAGAGAATGCCCAACAACCGGTGGCATGTGCTGCATGAGCTGGTCACGTTTGATATGGGCCTGGAAAGGTTCTGTTCTATGCTCAAGAGCGACCTGGAGAGCCGGTTTCCCCGATATGAAACCCTGATATGGGGCGACCCTGCCGGTTCGCAGCGGGACCAGATATTTGAGACCACCGCGTTTGAACATCTCAAAACGCATGGCCTTCTGGCCCGACCCACCGCGACCAACGAGTTCCGTACCCGTCGTGAAGCGTTAGCGATACCCATGGGAAGGTTGATAGATGGTAAGCCTGGTTTCTTGATCGATCGCAAGTGCATGAGATTGAGAAAGAGCCTGGCCGGCGGCTATCACTTCCGGCGCGTTGCAATTGGTGCGGGGCAAGAACGGTTTAGGGATACGCCGAATAAAAACGAACATTCGCACGTCGGCGATGCGGCGGGGTACTGTTTGCTGGGTTCTGAGCATAAGATTATGACGAAGCGCCCTACCCCCATGGGCGGTCGGCCTATTACAGCGAAGGTGCTAGACTTCGATGTTTTCGGTTGATGAATTAAACCAGGTCATGCGCCTGGATGGCGTAAAGCACAAGGTCGTTGATTGGTCGCCTATGCACTTGCAGCTCTGCGAGATAAACGACTTTGATGCCTGGAACTTAAAAAATTTTCCAAACTATCAGCAATACCTGTCGAACTTTGCGTCTCAGGGCATGGCATACACTGGCATTGGTGATGGGATTATCTATGGCATGTGGGGTGTTTATGAATTTTGGCCTGGTTGCGCGGAGGCGTGGCTCATTCCGTCGAAGCACATTGGTCAGAAGACCATGGCATTTCACCGCGCTGCCTTGGCGTTTTTTGAGTATGTAGCAGCCCAGAAGGGAATAAAGAGGCTACAATTCACGGTTCACACACAGAATGTTCACGCTGACCGCTGGGCGCAACGATGTTACTTTAAATGCGAAGGAGTGCTTCGCAAGTACGGACCTGACGGAGCGGACTATTACATGTATTCGAGGATGTTCTAATGGGTGGATTATTTTCAAAACCAAAAGCACCGGAGCCTGATCCTAGACAAGAAGAGCGTTTACAGCGTCAGGAAGCGCGTGCGGAAGCAGAAGAGCGTGGAGCTGCACGTCGTGTGCAATCGCGCATGATGGCGAGACGCGGCGGCGGTAGCCGAATGCTAATGGCCCCTGGCGTATTTGGCACAGAGGGCGTGCGTGACGTTTTACAGCGGTCACTAGGAGCGGGTCGAAACCCAAGAGGGTAAAATGAAGACCTATAGACGTAACCCCAAGCATAGGGATGTAGGATCAGATGTACGGAGCCAAAGGCGGCAAGCGGCCAATGAAAGGCGCAATGGACAGCAAGATGAGCAATCTTCGCAAGAAGACAGCTCAGAAGTACAGCAAGAAGAAAGCTGATGGTCAAAAAGGCGTTTCAAAGTAGCGAGGGTGGCCTAAACGAAAAAGGCCGCAAAGCTATGGGGATGGGCCGGAAGTTAAAGACCGGCACCAATCCGCGAAGAATTTCTTTTGCTGCCAGGTTTGGTGGCATGGACAAGCCAATGAAAGACGATAACGGCCAGCCTACCAGGTATGCTTTAGCCTTAAAAGCGTGGGGGTTCGGCTCTGCGCAAGCTGCGCGAAATTTTGCAGAGAGGCATAAGAAGACATAATGGCTGAAGTACCTGTCGAAGAGATTAAAAAACGCTACAAGATAGCGAACACCCACAAGGAACAGTGGCGCAGCATTTACGAGGAAGCGTATGAGTATGCGCTACCCATGCGAAACCTCTACGACGGTTATTACGAGGGCGATGTCCCTGGTCAAAACAAAATGAAGCGCGTGTTCGATAGCACCGCTATTCACTCGACTGCCAGGTTTGCGAACCGTATCCAATCCTCCCTGTTTCCTCCCCAAAGACCTTGGTGCCGTTTGCAGCCTGGCAATGAGATACCGGAACAGCGCAAGATTGAGGTGCAACAAGTCTTAGACCTCTACACTGAAAAGATGTTTGGGGTGATGAGCCAATCCGGTTTTGACCTGGCTATGGGTGAGTTCTTGCTCGATCTGGCTGTTGGTACAGCGGTTATGCTTATCCAGCCTGGTGATGAGGTTACGCCCATACGATACACGGCTGTCCCTGCTTATCATATCACCTTCGAGGAAGGGCCAAACGGGTCTGTGGATGCGGTATATCGCAAGTTCAAAAGACCGTTTGCTGTTATTGAGCGCGAGTGGCCTGATGCAGATATTCCTGATGAACTGCGCAAAGAGTATGAGGATGACCCGACGCAGAAGGTAGAGTTGCTAGAAGCGACCTACACGCATGATGGGCAAATCCATTACTGCCTCATGCCGTTTGAAAAAGAATACAAGATTGTCCACCGGAACCTCAAAAGCTTCCCTTGGGTCATATCTCGTTACATGAAAGCGTCCAACGAGCGTTATGGTCGTGGTCCGGTGCTATACGCCCTGCCCGACATCAAAACGCTGAACAAGGTCGTCGAGCTGACATTGAAGAACGCCAGCATCAGCATTGGCGGCGTGTTCACGGCTGTCGATGACGGGGTGCTAAACCCACAAGCAATCAGCATTGTTCCTGGCGCTGTCATTGGCGTCAGTTCAAATGGCGGTCCCCGTGGACCATCTTTACAACCACTGCCCAGAAGCGGGGACGCCAACCTATCACAAATCGTTGCCAACGACTTACGCTTGAACATCAAGAAGACGTTGTTGGACGAAAGCTTGCCGCCCGACAATATGTCGGCTCGGAGCGCGACGGAAATCGTGGAACGGATGAAGGAGCTGTCCCAGAACTTGGGGGCTGCGTTTGGGCGTCTCATAACTGAAACCATGTTCCCGATTGTACGCCGCTCCATGGAGCTAATGGATGAGATGGGCATGATTGAGTTGCCTCTCAAAGTTAACGGTTTGCAGGTTACCGTTACGCCTGTTTCTCCATTAGCCATGGCAAGCAATATGGATAAGCTCAATGAGGTTGTGCAGTTTATGCAAATTTCGCAAGCGCTGGGACCACAAGGTCAGACATTGCTGAAGATGGACGCGGTTGGTGATTACATAGCGGACCAGCTCGGCATACCGGCGAAGCTGCGCACGTCTCAACAAGAGCGTCAGCAAATGGCACAGATGCAAATGCAGATGGCCCAGCAAGCTATGGAGGCGCAGGGCATAACCCCGCCTGATGGAATGGAAGTACCACAAGAATGAACCAAGCAGAAAAAATTCGCTCGATTAACTCACCTGGATGGGACGGTGTAGATGCTACAGTTACGCCTATGCGGCTGCGCGATACCGACCTTCAGAGGGCTTTAGATATTTCGTTCAAGCGTTGTTTCGGGTCCGAGGACGGGCAAAAGGTTTTGGCCCATTTGCGCCAGGTTACTATTGAACAACCGGCGTGGGTGCCAGGAGCTGAACCCTCTTATGGTTACGCACGGGAGGGTCAGAACAGTTTAGTGCGTGAAATTGAACAACGTATTAGGAGAGCAAATGAGCCAGAGTGACAACCAGCAAGACGCTGGGACAACCGAGCAATCGGCCCCAGATGGATTGATGGCCGCAACAGCTCTTGCAGAGGAGCAAGAAACTGAAGAAGGTCAAACCATTGAACACCGCGCCGAGCCGGAACCCAGCGAGGAAGAGAGCGAGGACACGGTTTTCGACAGGCCGGATTGGTTCCCAGAAAAGTTCTGGGACGAAAAGGAAGGTCCAGACCTAGAGAATATTGTTAAGTCATACGAGGAATTGCAGAAGCAGTTTAGCCAGGGCAAACACAAAGCCCCAGATGAATACGACACTAGCGTTTTAGATGAAGCTGGGTACGAGAAAGACGACCCGATCATTGGAGCGTATACAGAGTGGGCTAAACAGTATGGCATTAACCAACAAGCGTTTGACGACTTGGCCGGCAAAATTACGGCGCTGGCTGGGGAGGACATGGCGCAAGCACAGATAAACTACGATGCAGAGCGCAAAGCTCTGGGTAACAATGCAGATGAAATCATCAAATCAAATGTAAACTGGGCTGATGGCTTAGTGCGCAAAGGCGTGATTTCAGAAGCAGAACGGGAAGAACTGAACATCTGGGGAGGCACTGCCGTAGGTCAGCGTCTTATGCAGAAAGTTCGCCAGCTCACCGGCGACATGTCTCAGATACCGCTTGCACCGGTAGCTGACGCGGGTCAGAGCGAAGACGACTTCAGAGCGGATATTCAGAGTAAAATGCAAGACCCCCGTTACGGCACGGACAGTAAATTCACGCGAGACGTGGAGAGAATGTTCGAGCAGCGTTACGGGTAACTCAATCCTCCCTGTAACTTGGGGCTACTTCGGTGGCCCCATTTTTTTGTACAAATACCACATGTAGCATCTAAAACATTTACAAGCCCCAGCTTGTAGTATATGGTCGTAATTGACTGATAACCCGTAGTGGGCCGGTCTGGCGTGTAGAAATACACCGTGCGCGGACGCTCCGCGAAGCCAGAGGCCGGAGTTACTCTCCGACAACCTAACGAGGCGCTTCAACTTTGGTTCAAGCTGGAGGCTCATTATGTCAACGAACCTATCCCCAGCGTTCGTACAGTTATTTGAAGCAGAGGTGCATCAGGCTTATCAAGCCAGCGCCGTGCTTCGAGGTGCTGCGCGTATGCGTACTGGTGTCGTGGGAGACACCGTTAAGTTCCCTAAAGTAGGGAAAGGCCAGGCGTCAATTCGCGTTCCGCAAACTGACGTAACACCAATCAACGCTGCATTTTCGCAAGTGTCTGTATCTCTAAGCGACTACGTCGCAGCCGAGTACTCAGACATCTTCAACCAACAAAAAGTTAACTTTGACGAGCGTCAAGAGTTGGCTCAAGTGGTTGGTAATGCAATCGGTCGTCGTGAGGACCAAATCCTTATCGATGCACTGGATGCTGCGTCTGCCGGCACTACTGTCGCAAAAACTGTCGTTACATCTGGTTCGGCCACTGCGTCAAACCTTAACGTCGGTAAAATCATTGCTGCTAAAAAAGCACTTGATGCTGCCAACGTACCAGCGACAGACCGTCACTTTGTAATTCACGCAAACAACCTTGCTGGGTTGCTTGGAGATGAGCGTGCAATCAGCTCTGATTTCCAAACACTTCAAGCTCTTGTGCAAGGTCAAATCAACACAATGATGGGCTTTCAGTTCCATATTGTGGGTGACCGTGATGAAGGTGGCCTTCCATTGTCAACTAATGACCGCACTTGCTTCGCGTTCCACCGCTCTGCGTTGGGTTGCGCGGTGGGTATCGCTCCAAAGACAGAAATCAACTACATCCCTGAGAAGACTTCCTTCTTGGTGACTGCGATGCTGTCAATGGGTGCTGCGGCTATCGACGTAGAAGGCATCGTCGATGTCATCTGCGATGAAAGCTAAGGAGGTTAAATCATGGCTTTTGCATTAACCGGTCTTAACCCAATCGGCGGTCAATCGAAAAAAGGTAGCCAGGCGGCTATGTGGACTTACTCTTCAGCGGACGCAATCGCGACCGTAAACACTGAAGGGTATTTCAACAGCGCTTCTCAGCTCCTTGCAGTAGGTGACGTGATTTTTGTCTATGACAGCAACACGCCAACTCTGTCGATTTGTATGGTTGCTAGCAACGCAGCCGGTGTGGTCGATGTTACCGACGGCACCACAGTCGCGATGACCGACTCTGACTAAACCAACAGTGAGGGGCGGCAACGCCCCTCGCTTCTACAAGGGAGACTGTCATGGCGGCGGGTGATACTGAAGTTTCAATCTGTAACAAGGCTCTGATGTTTTTAGGGGCTGAGACGATTACGAGCTTTACGGATGGCTCGATTGCTTCTGACGCTTGCTCTTCCATGTTCACTGAAATCAAACGCACGACCTTGGGTATGTATCCTTGGTCGTTTACTATTGCAAAGGTTCAGCTTGCCCGTGATACGGCAACGCCTCAGAACGAGTGGACCTACCAATACATTCTTCCCAGCGACATGCTTCTAGGCGTTCCCCGTGCGGTACGGGTATCGAGCGCGTCGGGTGTTGCCCCGTACAAGCAGTGGGAAATAAACCAGGGCGCAGCCGGTCTACCTGTCTTGATGACCAACGCCACAGAAATCCACATCGATTATCAGAAGTCTGTCAATGAAGCTGAGATGCCGAGTTATTTCGTACAGCTCCTAGCCTACCAGCTTGCCTGGCATCTGGCCGAGGTAATTACTGACCAGACGACTAAAAGCGAATACTGGCGCGTGGTTGCGCTTGGAAACCCTGGAGAGGGTCAAAGAGGTGGTTTCTTCCGTCAGGCTGTCAACATTGACGGCGGCGGTCAGACGCCATCTGTCATTGCTGATTACATACTGACGGATGTTCGTGGATGAGCCGTGTACAACAATATCAGGCAAATTTCACTGTAGGTGAGCTGGACCCGCTTTTGCGCGGTCGGATTGATTTGCAGCAATATTTCTCGTCTGTCGCATTGGCCGACAATGTTTTGTTCGAACCTCAAGGTGGGTTCAGCCGGCGACCAGGGACACGCTTTGTCACTGACTTAACAGCGGACAACCCTGGCAACGGCGTCTTGCTTATCCCGTTTGAATTTTCAACGACACAAAATTTTATGATTGTTGCGTCCGTTTACAACACGGCATCGACCATTCGGTTCCGGTTCTATGCGGACCAAAGTCTCATCACCAACATCAATGGGTCTGGCAATGATTATCTCGATTACAGTGTTGGTACGCTCTATGTGGCTTCGGCTATCGACATGGACAAAACATATTACACGCAAAGTGCGGATACGCTGGTTTGCGTCAATGAAAACTTCGCTCCGTTCTCTGTGGTGCGGGGTGCGAACAACTCGACCTGGACGATTTCTGCGCTGTCTCTCACTTTGCCCAAGACGCTGTTTACGGTATCTGAAAGCAATCCGGCGGCGACGTTAACACCAAGCGCTGTCAGTGGCACAGTAACCCTTACAGCCGGTGCATCAGTCTTCACCTCTTCACATGTAGACCAGTATGTTTACGACAACACAGACTTTGGTCGGGCGCGTATTACTAAATTCAACAGCGCCACCGAGGTGCTAGCGGTGACAGAGGTTCCGTTCTTTTCAACGGATGCAATTGCTTCTGGTGATTGGACCCTAGAGGAAGGGCATGAAGACGCCTGGTCCAACACGCGAGGCTGGCCTAGAACAACAACATTTCACGAAGGGCGGCTATGGTTTGGCGGCAGTGCATCTCAGCCAGCAACGGTATGGGGTTCAAAGGTCGCGGAATACTTTAACTTCAAGCCAGCCGAGGCGCTTGACGATGACGCCATCTCGGCAACCCTTACGACCGACAGTGTGAACGCAATCACGGCGATGCGCTCCGGTCGAGACTTGCAAATTTTCACAACGGGTGCAGAGTTCTTTGTCCCCCAGGCTGACCTGGACCCGATTACACCAGCGAACATTACTATCAAATCAGCGACACGTCGCGGTTCTCAGCTCGGCATCCGGCCCCAAGCGGCAGAGGGTGGCACGCTGTTTATCCAGCGCCAAGGTAAGGCAGTGCGTGAAATGCTGTTCTCAGACGTAGAGCTGTCCTATGTGGCCAATAACATCTCCCTATTGTCGTCACATATGCTGGTTGACCCGCAACGGATGGCTCTACGCCCAGCAACGGACACCACTGAGGGTGACCTACTGATGATTGTGAACGGCACCAACACAGAGGGCTATCGTGGTGCTTCGGTTGGTTTTGTCGGGACCATCACGGCGTTCATGCTAAACCGGCCACAACAGATTGTCGCACCATCATCGTGGACAACGGACGGTGACTTCATCGATGTCGCTGTGGACCTCGATACAATTTACACTGTGGTCAAGCGCACCATCAATGGCGCGACGAAATACTACCTCGAAACATTTGACGATGACCGCACAACGGATGCGGCTATCCAGTATTATTCTGGTGCCGTGGCTCCTGACCAGGCTATACCTGGGACAACAACAGCCAGCGGTCTATCTCACCTAGAAGGTGAAGCCGTTAAGATTATTCGAGACGATATAGTAGACCCTGATGGCACGGTCTCGTCTGGCGCTGTTACTCTTGGTGCGGTGCCAACTGTCTATGCGGAGGTGGGTCTTAACTACGATATCACGGTCAAGACCCAGCCCTTCGAGCCACGCCTGTCTAGTGGTTCTCAGCAAAGTCAGAAGCGTCGGATTTTAGAGATAACACCTCTTCTTCACACGACGCAAAACATCACCATAAACGGCAATGAAATAAACCTGACGCAGGGGTCATTGTCTGGTTCTGGCGCGGTCCCAACATTTACGGGGCCAAGAAAGACACAAGGGTTCCGAGGATATGATCGGGACGCACAAATCACCATTAGTCAAAGTCAGCCATTGTTCCTCACTGTGTTGGCCTTGGACTACAAAGTAAGCGTGGGGGCGTAATATGAGTGCGGCTTTACAAATTGTTGGTGCGGTAATTAGCGGGATAGCACAGATACGAGCTGCCCAGGCGCAGCAAGTACAATACGAAATGCAAGCTCGAAACGCGCAGATACAAGGGCGCGTCGATGCGGCGAACTACAAGATGCAGGGCGCACAAGTTCTGCGAAACATGGAAAAGGCCATGGCTGCATCTACAGCTCGAACAGCGGCGGGAGGTCTCAACCCTTACGCCTCTGGTGAAAGCGCTGACCTAATCAACACCTACTCAATGAACGTCGGTATCGGCGACAGTGGCTTGGCTAGAACAAACGCCCAGCTAGCGCTCGATGCTGGTAACCGCAATGCCCAACAATTCCGCACCGCTGGTCGGTATGCTGTCCAATATGGAACGCTGGCGGCGATTGGTAATACGGCAACCGGTGTTGCACAGGGTATGCAAAATTTCAGCCCTAGTGGCTCAACAGGAAATGCGACGGAATAATGGCAGAGCGTAGCGTAAGAGCAAGACGGGCAAGTATGCAACTATACGCACCGCGTGAGACGGCAGCGCCGGCTCAAGCAATTGAGCGTGGCATGAACCAGCTCTCCAGCGCTATGGACCGTATGTCATCATTCTTTGGCCAGCAAGCCCGTATGGAAGCCGAGATACAAGGTGCGCAATATGGCGCTAAGAACGCACCTACCGCCGAGCAACTTCGTGATGCCTTCCAGAGTGGAGAAGAACTAGAGCTGCCTGGTGGATACGGTACGGTGTTTGACCGAGCTGCCCGTAAGGCTGCGCTCGACATCACACAGACTGAGATTGAGTTTGAAGCACGCAAGCGCATCAATGAAATTTTAGCTAACGCAAAGCGAAACAATACTAACCCTGCAACCATCGTTGACGACATCGATGCTGTCACGCATGGGTTTGCGGCGACGTTTGATGATAGCAGCCCTGGCGTGGCAAGAAAGCTGCGTGCCAGCTTGAGTATCTGGTCCAACAGCAAAATGGCGTCTTACGAGAACAGCTATATCGCGGAACAGAAATCTAGGTCTCAATCAAACTTCATTGCTAATACACTATCCATGATGGAGGGCTTTGACGACTTCATTGCTAGTGGTATCCCGACCGGTCAGGTTGACCCTAATACTGGAGAAGAAATCCGCATCCCTATGACCGCTGCCGACATGACAGCGCTAAAGATGGCAAAGATTGAAGAAGCCAGACTAAAAGGTTTGCCGGCCTCTAGCCTGACAACTCTGGCTAACTTGTTTGACAAAAAGCTTGTGGATGCATCGAACCGCGTGCTGGTCGATAGCGTTCTAACAATGGAAGACCCGCAAGATGCTATCCTAAACATTGGCCGTGGCAAGGTGGACGGTCTCAGTGTCGCAACGCAAAATGCGGTCGCAACTCTGCGTGGCCAGGACTTGTCGTTCTCTGATATTGCCAAAGAGCTGCGCACCCGTCGTGTGGACGAGCTAAACTACATCGAGAGCGAACAGAGCTTCCAAAACAACCAAGCAGAGCAAAGCGAAGAGGTTTATGAAGCTAACGCAATGAGAGCCATCACTGAGGGTGATTGGGCCACGGCGGCTGTACAAATTACCCTGCTTGCTCAGACTGACCCTGTGAAGGCGCAAAAACTTCGTGAAGAGTGGATGCAAGATGGACAACGCCGCACAGTCAGCTCACCAACCGCAATCAATGCACTGCAAAATCTCGGTCCGAATATTACGTTCCAAGATGTTTCTAAGTATTGGCCGGAGCTAACACCGGCTGACCAGGATAAATATTTCAAACGCGCTGAAACTTACGAGAATGAAGAAGTGCGAGTTGCCCTATCGTTTATGAAGGGCGAGTTGCTGCTACCTTCTAACATTGATGCTATCAACGACAGTGACCCCAACTTCGAGAAGGTGAACATCTATCGTCGTTTGCAAGGTCGTTTGGAGATGGCTGCGCTTGAAGCTAAACGGGCCGGTGTGGATTTTAACGCCCGTGAAGTGGCTATGCGTCTTCTGAAGGAAGAAGGCACCAACATCAGTGAAGCAGAAGGCAAGCTAAAGATTGAGGCTGGCAATAACGTCATAACGATGTTGTCTAGTCAGGGCGGTTTTGAATTAGAGCAAGGCCAGTTCCAAGAAGCTCTGCGCACCGTGCGGAAACTTATTACGGACAAGGAAGCCGGCAACAAGGATGGCATCCCTGCAAACCTTCGCCGGTTAAATGTAGCCCAGCTTCGTAACTTAGAAAGAGCGCTGAAGGAGGCTATGCGATAATGGATGACCTACTAGAAGCCAGAAGACAATCGCATGAGTTTCGTAGTTCTACGATGCATGACGTGGTTATAAATAACAACGGCACGATGGTTGGCGAGGCTCTCGATGAAACCAATACGCAATTAGACATCGATGCGGTCCTAGCTAAACGCCCTGGCATCCGCACGTCGCCTCTCGACGCTCTGTCAAACATCACCATGGAGGATGTTACTGACGTGGCCAAGGCTGGCGGTAGAGCGGTTCTTGGTGGCGTACAGGATGCAGTTACCGGCGTGGTCGGTTTAGCAAGTGATATTGGCGGCTATCTAGATGAGAATGTTGGAAGCCTAGGCTATGTTCGCATGGGGCCAAACGGATTTGAGTATACCCGTGAGCTTCCTCCAGGTGAGGATGTCATGCGGCTGGATGACGCTTTCCAGGCTGGCTTGAAAAATTTAGGCATTGATGTCCCACAGGGTGACAGCTCGGCTGAAGCAATTGCCCGTGGCCTAATTCAGTTTGGTGCTGGGATGGCGGCGGCTCCGGTGCGTGGGGCTAGCTATCTCAGCATGATGGCCCGAGGTGGTTTTGCTGATGCGCTGTTTGACCCAGAGGCCGGCAACCTGTCTACCCTTTTGCGTGAATATGGATTAGACAACGCAGTTCTAGAGTATCTCGACAGCAAGGTGGATGAAGACGCGGATGCGGCTGCGCGTTTGGAAGCACGCTTCAAGCAATCGCTTGAGGGTGCCGGTCTTGGTATTCCGATAGACATGGTCATTACAGGTTTCCGTTTGGCCAAATCCAACGATGGTCTGCGTGAAGCAATTCGTAACAAACTGACAACTGTTAAAGATAGGCTAACGCAGCCTGGTGATATGCCGACAACTAGCGCGTTTGGGGCGGGCGCGATTGATGAGGCAAAGCCATCAGTAGCAGAGCTGCGCAAACAGGCAAACATCCAGAGATTTGGTTATGATCCGAATGATGTGCAAGTTGACAAGGTTGAAGTGCCAACGGAACAAAAGCCTGGCCTTATTGCTTTCCACGGTTCAGGCGCTGATTTTGATGAGTTTAAATTAGAGAAGATTGGCACTGGCGAAGGTGCGCAAGCATTTGGATATGGGCTTTACTTTACTGACAAAGAGGATATTGCACGGTTTTACCGTGATAGCGTTGGAGCGGGAAATGAAGTCACATACAAAGGCAAGGTCATTCAGGATTTAGACCAAGACTTTGCAGATGAAAACAATATTGCGCATATGGCGGGTCAGCAAAAAACGCCAGAGGATATGCAGCGTGTTGTAGATGATGAAGTTAGGCGCACGCGCAACAATCTTTCTGGCATTGAGCAATCAATAAAAGACTTTCAAGAAAACCCTGATGTATATCCGCTAAAGTTTCACGGCATGGAAATCAGCATGGAAACAGCAGAAAATCAGCGCGAGTTCTTGCAGCGTAGGCTTGATGCAGCACTGGAAGTGCAGGACAACATAGGCCAGATTGAAACAAAACCTGCGGGCAGAATGTATCAAGTCGGTCTGCATGTAAAGCCTGATGAATTGCTTGATTATGACAAGCCATTTGATGAGCAATCAGCGCTTGTCCAAGAAGCCATCTTGAAAGTGTTGAATGAAGTAAACCTTGATGACGCCACCAATTTGGGTGTGGATATTTATAGCCCACCTTACAACGGCAGAATTAACAAAAACACAGAACGCATGGCAATTAAAGAAGCACAAAATATTATGCTAAATAATTTTACAGTTGTGCGGTTCTTGAATGATTGGTCAGTATTACGAGGCGCAGAAAACTCAGGCGAGGAATTGCTTGAGAAGCATGGCGTTAAAGGCATTAAGTACCGAGCAAACAGAGGGGTCGGCGCTCGGAATGTTCCAGAAACCGGCGAAGACAATTATGTTATTTTTGACGACAGGCTCATTAGCATAATGAAAAAGTATGGGATTGTTGGACCAGTAGCTATAACGGCGAACTCTGTAGCTTCTAACAATGAAGAACAAGAGGGTATATAGATGGCTGGATTTCTTCGAGAAGCAATAAAAACGGCGGTCGAGAACGCGGAGCGCCGTTCTTACGGCAACCTAATCCCAGACGATGAAGTTACCAAAACCCC